CGGCTCCTTCGTGGGAAGACCTACATACGTCTAATATAATAAAAATAGACAGTAAATTAACCGGAGCAGAGTTTTGGGCGGCGCTAATGCAGGCGACTGGCAATACTTTTACAAGTTATAGCCGCGGCGGACAATTTTGGGCAATGAATAGCAAAACTCTTGCTTTACTTAAATCAAAAGTTATAACCTTTACCGCTAACGGCGATATTGCGGCTAACATTTTTGGAACGCTCCCAATCATAAACGGCGATATAGACGTTCTGGAATTTATTCCGGACGGAGATATTATCGGCGGATATGGTGATTTATATATATGGGCACAAAGAAGTGGTATGGCAATCGAATCGTCAAGCGAGGTACAGTTCATACAAGATAACACGGTTTTTAAAGGAAAAGAACGTGCTGATGGTATGCCGGTAATACCCGGCGCATTTGTAGCAATCAATATTAACGGACAGGCCGTTACTACAGCAATGACGTTTGCTGCTGATAAAGCTAACGACGCCAAGTTAAACGCATTATCTATAAACGGCTTATCGTTATCACCTGCATTTAATTCCGATAAATTAGCATATACAGCTACAGCTTCAGGCGCGAATGGAAAGGTTGAGGTGACGCCGACTCAGGCAGATGCACAGATAGACATTGAATATAACGGCAGCAATGTTAGAAATGGCGGAACAATCACATTTGAGACAGGAACACTCCCTCTTACTGTCACCGTGAACAAAGGAAATGCCGTTAGAGTTTACACAGTAACTATAACCAAATCTTAATTGCTATGGACGAAAAAACACTGCTGACCATTTTAAAAAAAGACCTTCAAATGTTGACTGATTCAAATGACGAATATCTAACGGAGCTTTTAGCTTTTTCAAAAAAACTAATGGAGCGAGAAGGGATAACGTTCGTCGAATCGCTTGAATGTCAAATGACGCAAGTACACTATGCAGCTTATTTGTTTAGAAAGCGCGGCGGCTCCGAAACAACGATGCCGCGCTTTTTGCGTTATGAACTAAATAATTTATTATTTAGCCAGAAAGGAAAAGCATGACTTTTGATGATGGAATAGTGACATTTTATAGTGTCGAAAATAGCGCGGCTCCCGGAGATTTGCCTGTAAAAATATTGAAAAATCCGACAAGCTTCTATTTTTCAGAAGAAGCGTTAGGAATTACAAGGTATTACGAGGCTATAAAAGCCAACCAACTTATAGAGCGAGTTATCGCTATATACCCCGGAGATATAAACACAAATCAAATAGCTGTATTTGAAGACGGGGGTCAATATGTTATCAGAATGATACAGAAGGAAGTCGACGATTTTGGTTTAAAATTCTTTAAGTTATCGTTAGAAAGGAGCGGCGAAAAATATGAAATCTTTAAATGATGTTTTAAAACCCGTCAAAGAGGCTTTACTAAAGGTAACGGACAACGTCGGGCATTATGAGCCCAATGACGGCACGCAAAGCCATATAGTATATGCCGAGGACAGTTCCAATAATTTCAATGGCGATAATTTAGTTACGGCGCAGAGCCTGCAAGGGACGATAGATTTGTATGAACTTGGTGAAGGCGGAATGGCTGATAAAGTGCAAGAGGCTTTAAATAAAGCAGAAATTGCATTTTATTTAAATTCAGTTCAGTTTGAAAACAGCGAACCAAAGAACTTTATTCACTACGAATGGGTTTTTGAGGTGAGTTAAATGGCGTACATAACCGTAAACGGCTTAGAAGAATACGAAATTAAGATTTCAAAATTAGCGAAAAAATCGGAAAGTCTATGTAAAATTGCCATATATCCAGCTGCGGGATATATGACTGATAAAATAAGAGATGCGATTTTGGCTCTTCCGATTGAAGAGGGAAAAAACGGAAGACCCCCCTTTGCGTTCAAGGGGAAAAAATTAACCGGTATTTCTACGAGGCAAAAAAATGACATTGCAGAATCGTTAGGAATAGCCCGCATGGAGGAGAAGGCAGGATATATATACGCAAAAATAGGATGGGACGGATATGGCGGTGTTAAAACAAAGGCATGGCCTAAAGGAGTACCTAACATCCTATTGGTTAGGTCGATAGAATCCGGAACAAGATTCAGAAAAAAAAGGCCGTTTGTTCGCGAAACCATCAAAGCAAATGAGGCGGAAACGATAAGGCGAATGGCTGATAAAGTTAATGAAATTTTAGAAAAGGAGTTTAAATAATGGCAATTAAAGGATTATCAAGGCCTGTTGTTGGAAAATATTCCAACGTCGGCGGCACCGTTAAATACACGGAGCCAACAATAGCGAATAAGGCAGTAAGTTACCAGATAGCCTGGACTGTCGGAGATAATAATCCGTTATATGCGGACAACCAAATTGCAGAAAACGATAAGGGAACGTTTCAGAGTGGAGAATTAACCCTTTCCACGGCTGAATTACCACAGGAACTTTCAATGTTGCTTTTAGGCACGAAAACAATAACTGACACTATCAAAGAAGCCTCTATAACGGTTCAGACGTTTGATGACAATCAATCGGCGCCATATTTAGGATTCGGAATAATAGAAACTCATCAGGAAGAGGACGTGACAAACTATAGGGCTGTATTTTTGCCAAAAGTTTTTTTTGACATTCCCGAAAACGCAGCGAATACCAAGGGTCAAACGATTGAATGGCAAACGCCTACTATAACGGGGACGATCCAGAGATCTGATCAAGTAGATTCCAATACAAGCCACCCTTGGATGATGGACGCTTGGTTTGAAGACGAAGCGTCAGCGCTCAATTGGCTTGAGTATAAATGTGGAAAGGAACAGTCATGAATAGGATAATAAATGTAGCGATAGCGGGAAAGGAATACCCGCTATCTTTTTCTTTAGGTGCGGCGAAAAAAATAGCGAATAAATATGGCAGTTTGGAAAAGGCGTTCGCGGGAATAAGTGCAGAAGAAGAAATGACGTCGAACATGCTGGAGACGTTTATATTCATTTTAGAAACCTTAATAAAACAAGGCTGCGAATATGAAAGAATGTTTGATGATAAAGAAATAAAGCCGATAACGGCTGTTGAAATCGAAAACGTCATAAACGTCTCCGACATTGAACAGATTACGGGTACTATAATAGAGGCCCTAAGTTCTTCACAACAAAAGGAAATTGAAACAAAAACAGAACAAAAAAACGTAAAAGCTCCAAAGGCCATTTGATTTTTTATGACCTTTGGGGCCACAAAATGAATATTCCAACAAGAGAATTTACGTGCATGCCGCTCGGAGAGCTAAGCGACCTGATAGATGGCTACCTCATTTTAAACGGCGTAGCTGAAGAGGAAATTGAAAGATATATTCCTGATTTAAAGTGACGAGAGGTGATGATATGGCGATAGATATAGGCCCTAAGATAGGGATAGATGGTGAAAAAGAATTTCGCGCGCAATTAAATCAAATAAATACGAGCTTGAAAACACTTGGCACTGAGATGAAAAGGGTATCTTCTGAATTTCAGGAAAACGGAAACGGCCAAGAAGCTTTAAGACGAAAAAATGAGGTATTAAACAAGACTATTGACGAGCAGCGCAAAAAATTGGAAATGGTTCAAAAAGCTCTGCAAGAATCTTCTGAAAAATATGGCGAAACTTCTGAAAAAACTCAAAAATGGCAGCAAGTTGTAAATCGCACTGAAACTGCATTAAATGAGCTTCAAGCGGAGATTCGACAAAATGAACAGGCGCTGCAAGAAATGGATAGCGGTCTGCGAGACGTGGAGACTGGTTTGTCAAAGGTTGATAAAGCAGCGGAAGACATTGGAGATATTGGGACTGAATTTAAAGAGGCCGCCGAAAACGGCGTAATGGTATTATCGGGCGCATTAGCCGGATTAGCCACAGCATTTACGGGTGCTACTGAAAGTTCAAGAGAATACAGGACAGACCAAGGTAAACTACAAGTAGCGTTTGAATCTGTGGGGTTTTCAGCAAAACAAGCTAAAGACGCATTTATTGATATTTATTCAATATTGGGAGAAGATGATACTTCCGTTGAAGCCGCTAACCATTTAGCTGAGTTGACTACTAACGAAAAAGAATTGGCCACGTGGACTGGAGAAATTTTACCGGGCGTTTTTGCAAAATTTGGCGATTCGCTTCCACTGGAAGGTCTTACGGAAGCGGCAAACGAGACGGCGAAAGTGGGAAAAGTAACGGGAACATTGGCTGATGCTTTAAATTGGGCAGGAATAAATGAGGAAAAATTTAATGAATCGTTAGAAAAATGTTCAAGCGAACAAGAACGCCAGCAATTGATTACTGAGACTTTAAGTAAAATATATGGCGATGCGAGTAAATCTTATAAAGAGATAAACGCTGAGGTAATTGAAGCAAATAAGGCACAAGCGAATTTGACAGATTCGATAGCAAATTTAGGAAAAGTAGCCGAGCCCACAATATCGCGCATAAAAAACATACTGGCAGATTTAATCAATACTATAGCCGACATGGTAGGCAAATTCAATGAATTGCCTAAAAGTACACAAAATGCGATATTGGCGATTGGCGGAATAGGAATAGCAGCAGGACCGACCGTCAAGGGAATATCAGCCGTAACAAGCGGCGTTTCAAAATTAAAAAACGGGTTAAAGAGTTTTTTTAGTCCGGCAAAAACAGCGGCAGCAGCAGCTTCGGGGGG